AGAGTGGCCTCGGGGAGGTTCTACATCCTACCACTACTGATCAACCCGGTGCGAGCTGGTAAGGACGCGGCAAAATATTTTGTGGTCCCCGCCGTCCGTTTCGACAACATAACCAAATTCGCCGCGATCAGTACCACCCCTCGCAACGCGTTCGAGGTGGTGGGCAACAAGGTACGCGGACAGGAAGCGGAAATAAAAGTGGCTGATAAGGTCATCTTAGCTCGATGGGAACTCTCAGGGGATGAATTCAATAGCGTGGTTACTCATGCAATCATCCGCGCTGAGATCATGCGAAGAGACAACGGGTTGTACACTGCCAGAGGGCTTGCTTACGTCAACAAGTGGTACAACAGGACATCAAACTCGTTTCTCGCGAGATACGCCCAGAACGTGTTAGACACAATCACCCTGAGTCAATTGCACCGACCACATGGCATGTTTGAGGAGGGTCTATTCTCACGGGCTCTCGGAATGCTTTTCAGCACGAAATGGCATCACCATGGCATGGAAGATCCATACGCAGAACATGGCGTTTATCGGCTGCTACATGATCAGGCTAGGGGTAACTCCCTAAATTGGCTATCTCACTGCTTTCACGCCCCCTTGTCACCTTTGTCAACCAGGGATTACGTCTGCCGGAAAGACGAGGACTATCTTCTGGGCATAACCTACCACGACACCCGAAACACAAACCCTCATTCAGGCAGGCACATGACCAGGAGCGAGTTGGCTTACCTGGAGATGTTGGCATTGTGGGAGACCGGGACGACACCGACGGGTCAACGCACAGAGGAACCCACAAGGAGAACTGAAAACATCCCAGTGCCTGACAAAACTGAACATGACACACCTCATGACCGGAGCTCACCCCACATGAAATCAGACGCCCACTTTGAGGAGCGGGAGCAACAGACTGGGGTTGACGACACAGCTTCTTCCCTGCTGGAACGGCTCGGGGATGACCCAGGGGAGTCGGTTTTCAATGACACCTCAGAATTTTCGCATGCCATCAGTTTCACACCCACTGACAGCTCAAAAGACACCATTGCCTCCCTACCTAAGCTGGACGCCAACGTACCCATTTACAGGGTGTCCCAGCACCAGGTGGACTTAACGAGGGCCCACACCGGCAGCATACAATTCTCAGGACCAATCAGTTTCTTAGATGGACCAGACCCGAC